GAGAGGCAAAATTAGTAAAATTAGCGTTATGTTCTGTATAAAGTTGTTGCATTACTTTTACACTTAAACCACTAAGCATAGCTTCTGTAGTAGCAACATCTAAATTACCTACCTGACGTAACTTCCAATTATCTTGTACAATATCCTCACTAGTAGCTTTAATATGAGCAAACCCACCAGTATTTATTTTAGAGTATAGGTCTAATAAGTTTTTTGTACCCTTTGTACCAGTAAATTTATTTATAATATCTTTAATAAAATCAACAATTTTATTAAAAAAGTTTCTCTTAATCTTATTAGGAGCATATAAATCAGATTTTCCGTATAACATCCAATTTCTAAAATCTTCAGCTAAAAGTTCCTCTGCTTCTGAGTCAGTAATATTTGGACTTACTTCTTTTCTAATTAAGTCTAATAGTTTCTTCTGTTCAATTTTAGTAAGTCCTATCCTAAAAATAGCATGGAAAGCTTCGTGATATCCAGTACCTACTTCGGCACTTTCATATAGTTTTACAGCTTTACCAGTAAAAGCCCCCCAAGCATTCCCCCTCATAGTAGCAATTATCTTACTAACTACTTCTAATGGAATATTAGGTAAGTTTTTATTAAACCATTCTTTAACTTCAGGTATATTTTCAACTTCCTCAATTGTAGATTCTGCCTTACTTACAACCCTTCTAAATGGAATTTCATCATTCTGATCAGTAGATGTAAAATCAGGGAAAAAATTTGCATTGGTTATAGGCTCAGTACTAGATAATGGGGATTCTACTGCTTTAGTGTTGGATGCTGTAGGCTCTAAAGGCTTTACTTCTAAAGCTTCAGCTACTACTTCTTTTACAGATATTTTACTACCTTCCTTAATTCTATCTTGTATACCTTTTTTAATATTTGGGTATTCAATAGTATCAACTATTTCTTTTAATTTAAATATGATATAATCATTAACATCTTCTGTAGAATATTGTAGTAATGCTGGATTAGAATTTACTATTGTTTTATTTAAAGAAGTCATAAATAATTCAAAATCATCAGTTATAATATTCATATCTACTTGAGTATCTATTAAATCAAAAGCAGTATCAAAACTATTTTTAGATACAATTGAATTAATTTCCTCTACTGTAGAATTGGTTTTACTGGATTTAGAAGTTTTTCTATCAGAAGTATCTCCTTTAGTTTCAGGTCTTTTATATAAAGGAGCTTGCCCTATTTCATGTAAATTATCATACTCCATACCTACTTGTGCTATAGGATTTTTATCATCCTCCATCCTAACTAAATCAGTAGTTAAAATAGGGTTATTTTCTTTAAATAGGTATTCATTATAATGATTAAAAGACTCCTCTCTAACTACATTACCTTCCCTATCTAAGTAAAAAATATCAAATGATTCTCCCTTAAAAGTATTAGATACATGATGAATCTTATTATTTTGTACAAATTCTACAAGTTTATTAAAACCATCTTCAGTATTTATTTGAGCTGTAGTAAGAGATTCCTTACCATATTTAATAGTTTTACTACTAGTATCCCAATATAATTGAGTAGATGCATTAGCATTTTTATTTTTACCATACTTTATAAACTTTTTTAATAAAAAGTTAGCATCACTTAGTTTTTCACCAGCTTCTGGTATAATAGATTCTTTATTAAAAGAGGTTACACCATTAGCAACCATTTTTAGCAAAGCTGCTACGGTAATAGCCTCTTCTTCATTGGTTTGTCTAGTTAGTAAAGTAATAGGAATAGCCTCACCATTTGCCCCTATAATAGCAGACATAACCTGTCCTACAAGGTTTAAATTAGTTGTTTTAGCTACTTGATAAGTTTTTCCATTAATAATGACTTCTCCAGGAATAGCTACTCTATTATTACCATCTACCATACTTGTTATAATAGTCCAACTAACTCCTATTGGTGAAGTACCTTCTTTTATTAAACGCCCAAATATATTTTTCCTAGCCCTCTGCCTAATTGTTTTAGCTCCTTCTGCATTAACAACTTCTGTTTCTTGGGAGGCTTCGTAAATAGGTCTACCAGCAGTAATATTAGTTATGTCTAAATACAACTCAGGTTTATGCTCTGGATGACTATTAACAGTAGTTAAAATTAAACTTCTAAACTCTTTAAAAGCATTTACAATTTTTTCTTTAGTTAAATCATTAGTAGAGTCAAAATTCTCAAAATTAGGTATATGTATAGTATTAAAAAGGTCTTCTCCCTCAAATTGGATGGGATTACCAGTCTTTTTATCTACAATTATAACTCTAATTTCTGCTGAATTAAAGCTCATAGAATCTATAGAACCATCAGTATTAATACCTGTTTTTGGGTTACCTTCAAAGTATTTTGCCCAATCTGGATGAGTATTGGTTATAACTTTTAGGGAATGGGTTCTCTTAAACTCTTCTATTTCTTGGGCATCTTTAAAAGTTTTTAGAAATTTATACCACCTTTGTTGGTTAGGGTCTGCATTTCTAATTAAATTTCCATCAGCATCCCTAACATCTTTTGGGTATCTATTACCACTCTCTGCTGTCCCCCACTCAACTTCAAACTCTCTACCAGCTACAAACATTAAATGGGGGTACTGTTTAGATAAATGTATTGGAGTAGCATATGATTTAACTCCGAGCTCCCCTTCTAAGTCGTTTTCACCAAATAAAGTTAACCTATCCCAATTAGGTTTACCTTGTAATGAAATATCTCCTGCTTTTATAGCTTCTTCTTTAGTATAGGTTGCTAATGGAAACCCATAGCTAGCTACTTGATTAGTATCTTCAAAGATAGTAAATAATTTAGCAATTTTTTTTGCTGCATATAACTTACCACCCTTCTTAAAAATTACATACCTACCACCACTTTTACTGGTAAAATCATCTGCTATTATCTCAATATCTTCTATAGAATAGTTAGTTAGTTTTGCTTTAGTGCCTGTTAAATTACCAACATGCTCACTACTAAAAGTACCACTTTCTATAAGAGCCTCAATCTCTTCAACACTTTTATCGAATAAATCTAGTTCTATAGCAGATACTTTTTGCTGTCCAGGAAGTGTATAATAATATTTAGTTTGTTTATAGGACTTATTATTTCTACCCCTCTTATAAACTGAATAAGATTTTTTATCTGCAATAGTGTAATCAATAGTAGTAGGTTGTTCCTTATATGTAATAATTGGTTTATTAGTACCCTTTAAAAACTCCCCATTACCAGAACTAAGAGTAGCATGTGCCAAATCAACAAGTTCTGTAATAATAACAGGGTCATTTGTAGCTGATTCAGTACCACTACCTACCACACTATATCTTAAAGTTTTAGGGTATTTTCTTTTAGCTTTAGCCTCTTCTTCAAATAAAAATGGAGATTCGTGGCTATACATAACAGTAAACTTACTATTATTTCTTGTAGTATATTCACCTAAAATACCATCAAATTTGCGAGACTCTAACTTATCAGACATTTCTAAAGTATTTATATCAGGCTGGTCTTCTATAGGTAAATATCTAGGCCCAATAGTACCATCACTATTAACATGAAAATATACAAAGTAGGATGTATTTGCCCTAGTATCAGTATATGTAACAATGTGATACTCCTCACCAGTAGTCTTATCCGTACCTAATACCCCAGGTAATAGGTAAGTCCCATCAGACTTATTTACAATACCAAGTTTACCTAAATTATCTTTAACTTCTTCCTCTTTAACTTCATCTTCTGATATTAATGTTATATTTATAACTATACCATTCCTTATAAGATTAGGTATAGTGTCTAAAAATAAAGCTTTCCTTTCCTTATTTACATAAGCTTTTCTTAAAGCTTCTGGATCTCCAGTATTTTCTCCTGTAAATATTTCTGTTGTTTCTACAAACTCTTCGACACCTTCTGGACTAGTACCTTTTTTAAGATAAGTAATTTTATACGTCTTACCAACCTCAAACTCACTTTCTACAGTAGCAATTTTACTAATTAATTCATTAATCTCCTTATCTCTATCATGGTGCATAGCAGCCATCTTAGCTAGAATATCTTTCCTACCTTGTGCGGTTTGGTGGTAGTTATATAGATTTATAAGATCTTGTCTCATACTATATATTTTACCTAAGTCCTCAATATAAGGAGATATCTTTTCAGCATTAAGCGGTTTATACTCATAATACTTATTTACTTTCTCAGCATATTCTTCAGACTCGTCTATTAATTTTTCAATACTTTCAACAAAATCCTCATAATTATTATATGAGTAAGATAAATTACTGTGTTTAGGGTCAATGGATTTTTTCTGTCTTTCTTTATGTTCTTCAGCTAATAAAGTATTATACTCAGCTTGCTTTCTACTAATTTGTTCCTCAATAGTTGTAATTTTATTCTTATTTATATCAAAAGAAGCTGTCTTTTTATTCAATTTTTCTTGAATAGTCATTGCCTCCTTCTTATTTTCCTCTAAAGATTTTTCTAATTCTTCTTTTTCAGTCTGAGCATCTTCCCAACCCTCTTTACTTTGTAATCTAGTTAAAAGTTTTTCTTGTTGTTTGTTATTGTTTTCTAAAGAAGTAGTTAAGGTATCTATTTCTCCTTGTACTGTTTGTGCCTGTGCTTGTAAACTGTCTAGTTCTTTAGCAGCTTTTTTACGGTATAAATTTAAACCTTTTCTAGTATTGGTAAAAATCTTTAAATTATCGCCCCTTAATCCTAATGCATTCTTTCTATTATATATTTCTTTAATAGTCCTACCATCAAGGAAATTCCCTGATTCATCGGTTATTAATTTAACAAGTTCCTCCTCCCTCATATCTAAAAATTCAGCTTTAGATAATAAGTAGGCCATATGGTCTTTATATGTTTCTAAAGGTTCATCGTAGTCTTCTTGAGGGTCTGTCTGCACAAAATTATTCATAAGCCTCTTAGCTTCTTTAATCTTGCTATGCTGGGCTCTTAGCTTATTGATAAGTTCCGTTTGTTTAGCTTTATCTATAACTCTATCATCAGCTTGGTCAAAAAATTCCTGTTTAAATTTTTCTGGGGACATTTCTTCCATAGAGTCTATTTGCTCATCTACAGTATCAGATAATCCAGCAGCATATCTAGCCGAAGCATATGAATAGAAATCATCTTCTTGGGCGTTAATATACCCAAACTTATTTCCCTTACTAGTAGCATCTTGAGCATCTTGAGCATTGCCTTGAGAAGTAAATAAGTTTTGAATGCCAGCTTTTAAGGCAACATTAGTATCTCTACCATGTGCCATAACTTTATCTAAAATAGAGCTTTTAGCTTTACGACTTTTGGCATAATCAGACTCCCCAAAAATACCCCCTTGCCATAAATCAGCCCTTTCACCACTCTCTTTCTTACCCATTTTACCTGGTAGTAATCCCTTACCTGGAGCACCTATACCCCCAATAAGCATACCCATACCTATCTCATTCCAACCTTCTTTAGTACCATAAGTATCTACTAAAGCTTTCCCAAAAGATTCAGCATAACTTACAGCATTATTAATATTACCAGAATTATACCTCTTTCTCCAGTAATCTTCACCAGTTCTACTAACAACTCCTTGCATACCCTCTTCCCATAAACCCTCAGTTAGTGGATTTTTAGCTCTTGAGGCTATACCCCTAAATATTCTTTCCCCCTTAGTTATTTCAGCAATTTTACCTGTTGCAATTATACCCTCTGCCTCCGTAGATAATCCTGATTTACCTATTCTTCCTAGTACATTAAGTTTACCTAATTGTGGGACATATTTTTTAGCTACATCAAATCCAGCACCAAAAGTTTTAGGGAACTGTACCATATTAGATACATTTAAAATAGCCATATTTTTAGCCCAAACCCCTAATCCAGCATTCTGAACATAATCTTCTATTCTATCCATCTCATCATCAGGAATTTCATTAGGGTCAGTAATTCCATTAACTTTCATATAATCATTAACCATACTAATTCTCAAATTACGAGTAGCTTGATTAGCTTCTATAGAGGCCTCATAATTAGCTCCTGTTAATGTCTGTCTACCAAACCTACCTAGATTGTTAAGTAAAGTACGTTCACCCCCTTCTGCTACAGCACCAGCTACCTTAGATGCTTTACTGGCTTTATCAAGTGTTTTTTTAGTAGCATTTAAGTATTTAAGGGCTTTTGGTACTACATAGGCAGATGATACCCCAGCAGTTAACATTTCAGTTAATACAGCCCCAGCAGTAAAGGCAGCAGCATCAGATACCTCATCCATAAACATTACTGGGCGCAACATTTTTTCTAAGAAATTAGCATTTTTATAATCCCTACTTTTATAAACAGGCATTGCAGAATCTAATCCTTTAGACCATTCATCTAATGTATTAATAACCTCGTTATCATATAAGTCTTTAAATTTACCACTACTAGCAGCAGCAGATAACCCATAAATAGTACCAGCAGTACCTCCTATAATATTAATACCGGTTTTTAAAGCAAACTTACCTAAAGCAAAAGCAGCAGCTCTACCAGAAGATTGATTGTCGGCTCTATTTTCTTCGAGGGCTTCTGTATCAAATCTACCAAAATTTATTTGTTCTGCTGTTAGTTCAGTGTCATACTTACTAGTACTTTCTAATCCTAATGCTAAATTTTGCATAGGCATACTAGCGTCCTGCTGCTGTAGTCCGGCAGCAATATATTGAGATTCTGTAGGTTTTACAGTATATTTTTGCTTATTCTTTTTAGTTACTTCAAGTCCAGTTAGTGGATCAATCCCATGATTACCTGTAATTATTAAACTACTTAATTCTGCCATACATTATTAATTGTTAAGATATCCTATTATTTCTGCTGTGTTTTTACTTACTTCATTAAAGGTTGTCTTTCTTGATATTGGTATATTATTATCTACATGTGGTCTGCCAGTACCTGGATCATAATAAGTTACAATTATATTATTAGGTTGTCCAGATATTGGGTTTTTTTCTATTGTATAAACAGGAATCCCCATAGCATTGTACCCTGGAACTGGTACTGGAATCCCTTTAGTTTTTTGCGTACTATATATAGCCTCATCATCAAACTCCCACAATGCATTATACAAATCTCTCTGTTGTTGTAATACAGATTTAGTCATATCATCTACAACACCATACCCAGAACCATCATTATCAAATATATTCAATTCAAAAGGCTTCCCACCAACAACTATATCTAAGCTACCATCATTCCTAATCAAAAATCTTCTATCAGTAGTAGTTTTCTCATAAGCTTCTGATAACATTATTTTACTACCATCATACCCATTTATTTCAATTTTATCCTTATTTATACCTTTCATTACCTTATCATCCATTTTTTTATCAAAATCTTTATTATTTACACTATAAGCTGTAATAGGACTGTATGCTGTGCTTTGTTGTAGTTCTAGCCTATCTAAGAAAACTAAATCAATAGCCCTACTAACTTTTGCCATGTCCTTATCAGAACCTAGCATTTTTGTAGTATAGTTAGGTATATATTTTCTTAATTCATCTTCTGTGATTCTATTAGAAACATTTTTGTATGTAGATTTATACTTCTTCTTTAGATTCTCAAGCTCCTCATTAGAATTTTTTATAAGTTTACCTTGAGTAAATAACCCACCAGATACATGTGCATTCCTGTCTCCAGATACTTCTTGGGCTACAAAGTCTGCTGCATCATATATGGGAGTGTTTCTATCTACCCAATTAGCTGCTGTACTTCCCCTTTCCTTACCACCTGCTTCTAGTATACCCCTTCTTATACTACTAATATTTTCCCGCCCTTGTTCTATTTTATCTATACCTCTATCATAAGTAGTTATGTCTAAAGGTCTTCCATCAGGAGTAATATTTTCTTGAGCTTTTAAAGCCTTTTGGATAGCTAAAGTATTTGCTATATACTGCGAATCTTTAACTTGAGCATATTTATCTTGAAATGCTGCCATTAAATTTATCTCTTGAAGTTTTCGTAAAGCCCCATCTTCACTACCAGTAATTCTAACTAAAGCCTCTTTTAATGTAGGACTAGAATCTAATATTCCTTTAGCAAGTGCTATAGCTTCCTCCCCACCTACCTTTAATTTTGTATTCTTCTCTTCTAGGCTTAGTCCTTTAGTTTTTTCTATTTTATAATAATATGGAATATTTGAATCTACCCTATTATCAGTAACTTTAAGTAAATTAGCCCCATAAGCATCCCCAAACATATCATACACATCTTTAGTATTAATAGCAGTATATTTCAACTCTTCTGGACTTATCAACTTACCCTCCTGCATTAGAGATTGTTGTGTGGGGTCATTTCCTAAAAAATAAGCCCCATACCTTCTTTTATCTTCTTGGTAAGCTTTAACTAATTCTAATTGCTTTTTATTTAAATTTTGATAAGGGGCTAATATAGCAGAAGATTGGCTAACACCTTTAGCTATAGTAGAAGGTGTTACAAATTGTTTAGCTAAAGCTTCTTCTATAGGTTGCATACCTTTAGCCATCATTGCATCCCTAGTCTTTTCATCAACATACTCTCTACCATAAGCATCAGTTTTAAATTGTGCACCTAAAGCATTAGCAGTATCTAAATTCTTCTGAGCCTTATCCATTAAATTAGCGTAAAACTCCACAGGGTATTGTGGAGTTAAATCTACTATGTCATTTTTAGGGGCTTGATAATATCTTGCCATTATTTCTTCCCTTTCTTTTTAAGATACCCACCTTTAGCTTTTTTTGGTAATATATTATTAGCTTTTAATAATTCTTGTATTATAAAAGATTGAATATCTGGTTGCTGTGTATTTGATGTTTGTACCCCTAAATCTTGAATTGTAGGTAATTTACTATCTTTTTCAATATCTCTACCAGACATATACTGCCCTTGGTCTCCCCATGTATTTTTAAAATCTCCTTGTGCAGCCATTGCTTTTAACATATTATATTGTATAGCAGCTTTACCCTTCGCTGTCATAGCTCCTAACCCAATCTTACCTAAATCAGCTAATGATTGGTCTCTAATACTTCTTACAGCATCTCTTTCTCTAGCCCTAGCTTCTGTTTCAGCCATTTGAATTTGAGCATTTTGGGCTTTAGCTTGATTTAATATACCTACATTGGCAGCTTCTTCTCTACCAATAGATTGCCCATAAGCTGTATCAAACTGATTATAAACACTAGGTACAGCAGAAGATAGATAATTTAATACTTGTCCAGGACTATCACCTAATCCAGCTTGTCTTTTAAGAAAGCCTAATTGTTGATTTCTACTAGTTTCTAATCCAGCTCTTTCTTTAGATAAGTCAATAGTTTCAGGAGTTACTCTATCATAATTAACTCCTTCAGCTTTAGTAAATAATTGAGGTATTCTTGTAGCTGCTTGTGCTGCATACCCAGTATAAGAGCCTTTTAAATCTATACCCTTATAGAACCCCTCTAATTCGTTAGGGTTTTCAATAAACTTTCCTGTTTCTGGGTCAAATCCATACCCAAGTTGGTTCCCACCTCCATGTTGAGGTAAATCTAACATACCCCCCTCAACAAGTTTCTTTAGATATCCCCCATACTTCTTAATAACTTCAGTATCAGATTCTTCTTGTTTAATAATTTCTTGAGCTTGCTTTAATTCAGCCATTTTAGCATCTAATGCTTCTTTAGCTAATTTATCAGGTCTATCTAATTTTTCTCCTAATCTATTTTTATATTTATTAACTATCTTTTTAGCTTCATCAGCAAATGTAGTTTTACTTCCTGGTATTTTTAATCTGTTAGAGAAGATATAACCAGTTTCATCATTAGGTAATTTATACCCTACTTCACCTTGTTCTACAAGTCCTACTGGATTCTGTGGTGAAGGATTACCCATAGCATCTACAGGAACACCACCTAAAGAGTTTTGCTCATGTGTATTACCATTAAGATAATTAGTTAATTGTGGTAAATTACCTCCACTAGCCATTACAGTCTGATTAGTCATAGGGAGTACTTTATTACCTAAAAATCCAGCACCCATACCTGCAATCTGACCTCCAATTAACCCTACATCAGACATTCCTGCTGCACCACCAATAGCCTGACCAGCCATATTGCCAAGTTGAGCCCCTAACATAGGATTCCCTAAAAAAGACCCCCCTACTGCACCAGCAATAGGTAATCCTATAGCTGTGGCATCAGCAAGAAAAGTATTTTTCTTCTTCCTAGCTCTAAGGTCTGCTGTTTCTATATATGCCATAATAATATTATTGTTTACAAAATTAATTTAAATAAATAAGCTTGTCAAGAGATTTAATACATTTTTTCTTATATTATATAAGAGGAATTAAATATTTCAACGTTATATCATCAAGCCTCACTACTTCAGTTGAGTTTAAGTAGTTAAAACTACACTTTAAGTAATAATCTACAAACCTTTGATTACTACTATCTTGTCTTGGGATAGCTGTCCTATAAGTTCTAAATCTTCTAGTTAAACTAGTAGAAAAAGCATTACCATAAGAGTTACTATAACTTATTGTTGTTGGGGATATATCATCAGAGTTAAACTCTACATTAGTCCAAGATTTCTTATTTATAGGTTCTCCAGCAATAGTAGTTAAGTTAAAAATAGTATTTACCCCATAATAACTTGTATAATTAGTAGCTCCATGAATCCATGCTTTAGACTTATCTGAGTCAATAGATAGTAATCCTAATTCTGTTTCTAAGAAAATCTTTGGTACAAATGAATGAAATGATTCAAACTGACCTAACAATAAATTATAACTAATAGTAGTACCACCAGCTTCTGCATTAGGTGGAATACCTATATTACCAGGGTCTATACCATTTAAAAATGTGAAGTATATTCTATTATCTCTCTTACTAACAGCTCCATGAACCCCTGTGAGAAAATCATCAGTTTTTATTTTAGGGTAAGTTTTTTTAAAGAAGCTATTCATATTCTTATTATCAGATAATACTTCTAATCCTTCTCTAGAAAGCCTTATAAGTTTCCTATTATCAGTATCAAACCATACAATATTATTATCTAGCTCTACTACAGACCACTTATTTCTAGTACCAGTTTTTGTAGATATGTATCTATAATAAGATAAAATACTACCAACACCTAATACTAATTGGCCTTCAGTTTGAGTTTGTAATAAACTCTTATCTTTAAAACCTACTACTGCAAGAGCGTTCTCTTGTAGGACTAATAGATTACTGTTATTTACTAAGACTTTTTTAATAGCTCCATGTTGACTATCCAAATCAAGGTAATCATTAAAATAATATTTAGTCCAATTATCTACAAACTCATTAGGTATAGATGGCTGGCTAGTTAATATTCTATAATCTACAGGAAAACTACCTACAAAATTAAAAGGTTTAGTAAACCCCCTAACTGTAGTATTCTCCATATTGTATACTTCATTCAGCTTATATAAATCTGTAAAGGTAGTTGGGTATTGCCCAATAGTATTATCCTCTCTTTCGGCATACTGTATAGCACCTAAAGCCTTATTATCCTGAATCATCCATTGAAACTTCTCTACAGTAGTCCTAGATACACAAGTATCTAGCCTCAAAGCTGTATTTATAGTTGATGGTAGTGGAATAAATACTGTATTAGAGTTAAAAAGTTTGTCTACACTGCTTTCATTACTATTAGCGTCATAGTCACATTGGTAATCAAACATCTGTGTATAAGTATCCCCCATAAATACATTAGTACTAATAGATGTAGTTGTAGGGAATATAACCTTACTACAAGGAATATAATCATTCCTACTTCTAGCAGTATAAGTATTACCACCATATCTACTAGCAGATTTATCAATATAAAAATTAGCTATCCAACAACCTTTTTCTATTGGATATGCCCCACCTACAAGAGCAGTATTTGTATTAAATAAAATACCTCTACCACCCCTTGATAATGGCTTACTAGTACCAGGAACTTCTCCTAGTAAATCAAAAGTACTATTACATATTTGATTTGGAGACCCATTTAACTGCATAAACCCTCTATAAGATATAGGTAACTGTATTGAATCTGTAATAGTAATATCAGTAATAGTATGTGGGATTATTGAAGTTTGTTTTGTAAAATGGTGGTGTATGCTATAAATATTACTTATTGTGTAGGATGTAGCATCTCTAATACCAGTAATAGGAGTATTAGCACTACCAATTACTCTACAAGTACTACCATTCAATGTTATTACCTTTTTAAAAGTAATTTCAGGGCTAACTGCTACAAAGTGGTCAGTTAACATACTTATATTATAGGTGGGTACTCCTAAGTAACTTTTAGTATTAAAACCTTTTATAAAATTAGCTATAGTACCAAAACCAGAATTATACTTTATTACATTCTTTAAAGCTGCTGTAGTAATAACAGACTTATCAGCATCTTCTCTTTTTACTCTAACTATTCTATAAGAATAGCCTTTACTAACTAAAGCAGTTGTAGTAATATTAAACTTAATACCTAATATAGTACTAGTAATTACATTACCCACAGTACTTGCTATATTTTTACCTAACTCTGTTGGAGTTGGGAATTTAATATCCCCAATCCATTTAACAAAACTTCTACGCCCCTTATCATCAAAAATTTCTATACCAAATCTATAAGTTTCTTCCCAGCAATATCCAGCTAAATAAGCTGAATCGTAGCAAGAACTATAAGCATTATACTCATTAGTACTTTTATTATCATAATAGTCAGAAACTCTTTCACTTTTTTTCAATACATACCCAGTAGGAATATCCCTATCCATATCAATAGGGTAATATCCAGGTGTATATTGTGTATCTAAAGTAATAAACTCATAATCAATATTAGTACCTGTTCCACCTAATATGATAGAGTCTTTTTTATATTTAAACCCATTATTATATTCTGTATCTGTAGCTGTAGCATTAGCTTTTTCTGCTATAGCAGTAGTACTAGTATAATCTGTACCATCAACTCTAAATTTATATGTACCACTAATATCCTTCCATCTATAAGCTCTAGCATCCCAATGGTAGCCTAATTCTGTATCTAAATCAAATATATCCTCTACAATATTAGTAGGTATTAAATGATTATCTTTAACTGTTATAGATTCTGAGGTAAATAGCCTACCACCATATGAAGTAAACTCAGCTTGTGTTAAAGTATCTAAAGATACATTACCTGAATCTACAATAATCATTGAAGGAAGTATTATTTTATCCTCATATACAAGATTTATTACTGGAGAACCTTGCTGACTATAAAATACAGACCATACTTTAATATAGTCAAAAGTTATATCAGGGTTATTTATTTTAATTTCTACAGATTTATTAGTATTAACTTCAGGCTCATCCCCTAAATAAGTTTTACCATAATCTGAGACACTAGTAACATTACTTACTAAATGTATTAAAGGGGTACTTCCAGACATAGATGTTTCTGCACCACCATAATTATATAACTGGTAGGCATACTGAATCATACCAGATTTTAAATTACCAGTATCTATTAATCTATTATATATAGGAGGTTCTAATTTAACATTAGGTAATAGTGATGTAAAATGTAAGGGTAAGCCTAATACATTCTCATCCAATAAATTAATATGCCTTAAAGTATCTTTAGACCAATAAATTTTACCAAATTTAGGATTATTATATTTAGTAATGATTTCCCCTACTCTAATAGTAGAATCAAATGCTAGCCTCTCAACATATTTTAAATGTGTAGATGCTACTAAATAATTACCTGTAGTTAATCCAGTAATTGAGTTAGCACTAAAATCATAATCTAATTTCCATATCTGCCCATAATTACTACTACTCTCACAAGCAGTAAATAATATTAGACTGTCCCTCATAGTACCATACCCTACTATTACAGGGATGTAATTAGTTGGAGCTAACACACGATTTTTTGCAGTAGTAGTAATTATAGTAGTGGGGTCTAACCCTATTATCTTTATTGATGTCTTATTATTAAATACTCTTACTTTATTTTGTGCTATGGGAGTTGCTAAAAAAGTTAGAAATTTTTCATAGTATGTATCAATAGTGGTATATCCAACAGTTGCTTTAATAATTATACCACTACCATTAATAGTAACTGTTGTATCTGTATTTAATGCAGATGATAATATCTCCATACTCATACCTAAAGCTGGTATTCTAAAAGATAACTCATTACCATAATCATTAGTAATACTACCAGTACTAGAGTCTTCTCCAACAATTACTCTCATATTTAGAGCACTAAAATAACTATCAGGGTCTCTCTTAACTGGTGAGATGTCCTGCTGCATTCCTTTTAAAAATCCAAGTTTTATCTCCATCTTTTATTTCTATAAAATGCTACATATCTTTGTTGAGGATTTAATTGCATAAATCCATTATTAAAAGCATTAGGTGTTTGAATCATTCTAGTACTATTTCTTAATATTAATTCTGCTTTAGCATAATCTGGAACAGTTAAAGCTCCGAAAGCAGAATTTACTTGAAATAACCATTCTTGTTCAAAATATCTAAATTTATTCTCAGAAAGTCTTTCTGTAATCCATAATTTTTCTGCTTCTCTATATTTAATATATTTTACAATACCATCAATATATCTTTCAGAATCAGGGATAGCAGGTTTACCATCACAAGTTGTAGGAAATGCCCAATAAGAAATCTCCAAGAAACCTTCTTTATTACTAGTAAATATAAAGCTATTATTTATTGTAAATGTTAATTCATTTGATATAGTGTTAGCTTTATTACTAGCTTCATGGTATATATAAGCTGATTGACTATAAGGAGTTTTAGTTTCCCAATCTCTAATCTGCTCTATCATATACACATCATGTGGTATAGCTGCTCTATAATTTTCTACTAGTACTGGGTCTGGATGATTTATCTCCTCATTACCATCAGTTACTTTAGAAGTATATGGTAAAGTAGTACCAATTTTAGCCATTGCTTGATAAGCCCACTCTAAAGCATCTCCATAAGATATATCATTAAAAACAGGATTGTCATAAACTCTTTCTATGACTAAATCAAAATCTACATATTTACCATTCCACATATTACTTCTTATTTAAAATTGTATTATAATCTAATCCAGTATAATTTAATCCCCCAAAATCTATCTTAGGATTTTCTTTAATAGTTTTAGCAATTTCTCTAAGAAAACATCTTAAAGGCTGAATACTATACCCTCTAATATTCTTAACTATTGCTGTAGATTTATCCCAACCAAACCTAGTTTTATAACCATCAGTATGTTTATTTAAATGGTATATAATAGGTTTACCTTTAATCTCTTTTAACTCCTCACCAGTTTTATCAGGGTATAATTCTTTCCAATAATTTATAGTAACTTTCCAATCAGGTCTTAAATTTCTCTTACTAAGGTTACCTTTATCATCTAATTTTAGGGGAGGTTTATACTTAAAAATTCTAATGCCTCCAAGTCTGTGAGGCATTAAAAAGGTGAAAGAATTAAACATCATTAGATGCTTTACATGAGCCATAAACTCATCAAAGACCTCAAAGTACTGTGTTTGAGTTAGTTTCTTAGGGTTTTTAGTTTTTCTACAATAATATTTATAAATATCATTACTCCCATAATCAGCATTTCTTTTACCTTCTGTCCTTTTTTGGTATGACATATTACTCTGTTATTGGTGCTTGAGAAGCATTGTTTTCCGAATCTTTCGGAACGATAAATTCTTTTAAATCTGTCCTATGAATTTCATCTTTTAGGAAAGGCCATATCCAATCTCCTAAAGGGTAATATTCATTCCAATCATAATAAGTATCTCTAGTACCTATTAATTTTTTTAAATTTTCTACTTCTATAGGGTCTTCAAATACTCCTTGAATATTTATATATTGTAACCCTTTCCACTTGTGGTTATTTTGATTAGAAATAACATAGAGCCTCCTCTCCATTAAGAATACAAAGAACTCTTTAGAATTGAACCTACCATTACCTACAAATGGGGCTTTAGAGTAGTCTATAAAACTAAACTTCCTATCTGTAATATCTAAACTACCAATTCTTGTAAAAGTAGGTTTAATATATTGTTCAATAGTATTAGGTAATAGTATAGTAGTCCTCATAATTTTTTTACTAATAGGTAATGCTACACCACTAATAAATAAACTATCTACTACTTCTAATGGGACTGCTCCTAAATTCTGAACTACCCTATCATCAATCACCCTATAAGGCTTATTAAATTCTTGACGTAAGTATTTAGCTCTCTGAGTTCTAATCCAAAAAGCTAATTTCCTAATATCTAAATCATCATCATCAGATATTATAGACCTTACTGATTCCCATAAATCATATACTAATTCGTTTAAAGTCGCCATAGTTTAAATTTTAATATCACCCAAGTACCTACCATAATAAGGATTACCCCACCAAGCCATGCTAATATTCTAGTGTACCAAGGTGATTTATTTACAGTAATTGTCCTAGTCACCTCTTTACTATTATATTTTTCTTTCCAAATTTCTATTTGTTTAATAGCATCCTTTAATTTAAATTCTAAAGTGGTATCTTTCTCTATCAATACTAATCCCAGCTTACTATTAACCACTTGAGCAGTAGCAAATGCAAATTTACCATCCACTTTTAAAAGTTTAGAATTTACTAAGCCTTTATAGATAAATACAGGGATAGTATCTGTAATAGTATCTCCAGGTATTCTAACATAAACAATAGTATCCCTATAAGAAATTTTCTCCTTATAAACAATACTGTCTTTAATTATTATACTTGGAGGAAATAATCCAGCACATTGCTTTTTTGTGTAACAGCTTGGTAATAAAGCTAATAAAATACCAAGTAATAATAATTTAATCTTCTTCATTTTTAATAATTTTAAAATAATTCTTTCCATCTGAATGCTAAATCTACTGTACCAGTATTACCTGCTGGAGCAGTTATAATTAAGGTTATTGTTTCTTGTGGATATAGTTCAATTTCTTGAATTTCTACTCTATCTAACAATATTCTATCTACTTTTCCTAAAGGTACTTCAAATACTGTCGTACCAGTACCTTCTGTAACAGTAGCATCTGTTGAATATTCTATAGTAGAATCATTTTTATTAACATCATTCCAAGTAGGTGTATTAGTAATAGTTATACCTTTAATCAATTGCCATCTTGAAGATTTTGACATATCTGTGTTAAAACTTATTAAGGTTACAATAGAACTAATGTAGTTAACTAAACTATTAAATGTAGTCTTACTTCTAAAGGTAATAACCATAGTATTTCCAGAAGATATTGCTACTGCTGATACTCCATAGGAAAATCTTCTAGCTGTTGGGTCTTCCCCTGCCCCACCTACAATACCTGCCGTAAAACTACCTATTTTAGCTACTATATCTGTATTATTTCCAGTATTACCAACTTTTGCCATAGGAGGTAAGTTAGTATTTAGTATGTGAGTACCAGTAGATGAGTTTGGATATTCTATTTTATGTAAAATAACCCAATCTCCATTAGGCTTCATAACTTCAAAAGTAATAGGAGCAAACCCTAAATATCCAAAACTTATTTTATATACATTACCTTTAGTAGGGTCATAACCTGTAAAAACATTTTCTGGTATTATAGTAATTGTATAATCTATACCTGCTCTTCTTCTACCTACTACAAAATTTGTATCTATATACCCTATATAAAATCCATTGAGACTATCAAATATTCCACTTATTTGATAACTATCTTGTTTAGGAGATGAAAGCACTGCTGTAAAATAGGTATAAGCCTCATGTCCAGGAATATACCTTAATGCCTTTTTATTTCTTATAGAGGCACTTCCTGCAATATTAGTACCAGTACTAAGTACAAGCATTGATTCTACTATAGATATACTACCACCATTAGCCATTACAGTATTAGCTGCACTACTAGGAAATCCATATTGAAATTGAGAAGCAATGTTAGGTTTTCTAGTACCTATTATTTTTTCACCAAATACAGTATTAAAAGAAGTTCTATTAGCAGGGTCAACTTCATTAATAATTAGTGGGTTTTCTTCAGAAAAAGTATCTCCGTTAATATCAACCAATTGAGTTTTCTGTAAACCATTAGTTTGATTAGCTGAGGTAGAAGCCCCAGTAGGTAAAGGTTGTGTAGCTTGCTCTACATCAATAGAAACAGGCACACGCTTTACATCATACTGATTACCGTTATCATCTATTAGTGGAATTTCTCTATATAAAGTCATTTATTTATTTCCTATAAATATTTTTATCTGGAACTTCTATAACCTCTAACCACCTCGGTACACTAAATGATGGGCAACTTTTAGCAGCAAATTGACTATGTGCAGCTACTAGTACATTTGGGTTTTCTCTAACAAAATTTAATACATAAGCAGTTAAAGATTCTACCTGCTCTCTAGTTCTAGTATCTTTAGCTTTCTTACCAGTAACATCTAATCCTCCAGCATATACTATGTGCCTACTAACAGCGTTTAGTCCAACTGCTCCATTAGTAATTTCCCAAGAGTCTACCACACTATCTTCATTATTATCAACAAGTCTAGTAATAGTACCATCAAGATGAAATAAATCTGTATAACCAACTTGTTTCCAACCTCTCCCAACAGGAGGTTTGGATAAATGCCACCTTTCTATATCTTTCCTTGTAACTTCTCTACCTTCTGGTGTAGCAGTACAATGTATAATTAAATACTTTAATTTATTACCCATTAATCCCCCTGATTTAAATCATTATTAATATTTCTATCTCTATACTCATACTCTTCTCCTTTTATTTTACCATAAACACTAACTCCTACAAACGAAGATATAGCTGCAAGTACTGCTGCTATACCCAACCAATCAGTAGTAGAATCATAAGTAGTAAATAAATCTATAAAGATAACAGTTATTACAGATAACAAAAATAATGAGGCCATTAATATACCCCATAACATTACTACTGTCTTAGAACCATACCCAGTATTGGATTTAATTATTAATCTTAATAACTCTAACATACTAATATTTTTTAATCTGCATTTCGTGTGGGGCAGTTTCTTTACCTCCAAAATAAAATGAGCTAGTATAACCTATTAAAAATCTTGGCTTATCAAAATCTACAGTGCTTATAATTCTACCGTCTAAAATAAAGAATACTTCTTCTGTAGTTTTACTATAAAATAACCCTAATGTATATTGCTTATTAGTTTTTATAGTTGCTATAGCAGTATAAACCAATCTATTACCTTTATTATAACAATAATCGTATAGTACTATTTTACCTCTATCTTTAGAAGGTCTCCACCCAAATCTAATTGAATTTGAGTGGACTCCTCCATAAGTAAAACCAAATAATTTATTTACACCAGTAAATGTTTGTTGTGATTCATCATACCAACAATTATCATAAAATATAATATCTTTACTATCTCTAACTTTATTTATATGGAAATTCATAGTAATAGGTCTACAGCAATGTTTACCTTTAGAGATTATAAAGTAACTTGTCATTTTGAATTTAATAACTAAGTACAATACTATACCAATTATAATAAGCAATTTTTTCCTGAATATCAATGATTTGTTTTTCAAAATCAGATATTCGTTTTTCTAGTTCCAGTAAAGTAATCTCTTCTAACTTTGTTTCGACTTGAACTATTTTGTCATTTTCAATCGTGGGTACATTTTCCCAAATTGAAAACACATCTTCACGCTCTTCACGTGTTTCTTTTTTTGCTATCATTTTTAGTTTGTTTTAATTATCTGTATTGTTGCCACAGGCTGTAAATTATACCCATACTCTGT